GTGCATCGACGTTTTAGACGCCTGCATGTCGGAGGATCAGTTTGAGGGCTTCTTGCGCGGCAACGTGTTGAAGTACGTCTATCGCTATCGAGCGCGTCACGGCATTGAAGACCTACGCAAGGCGCAGGTTTACCTTGACTGGCTTATTGAAAGGGTGGAGAAGCAAGAAGCAGCTGACCAATAAGGTCACGCTGAGCCCTGGTCTGAGCGAAGAGGCCAAGGCATAAATCTTTGAGCTTTGCCAGGTCGTCGCATTCAAGGATCACCCTTTTGGTCTGCTCTTCTTGGAACGAGCGTGCCAAGCTGTCCATGATGCGATAATGCGCTCCCTACAGCTTGGCGGCCAAAATGGTTGCCTTATGTAGTCTTTAGACTTTGCCCAAGAGCGTGCGGAATCAAACAGGTGTCTTCTGATCGGCAGTTTTATCCGACCGGCCTGTATAGCGGCGAGGAGCCACTAGATCCGCCACCTAGTGACAACCCAGGTAATGACCCGAGTTGGGTGACTGGGGTGGTGCTTGACATGAGCACGCAATGGGAGCCAATCGACTGCATGTTGGGCGGCACTCAATACCTGCGTGATCATTCGGAGCTTTTTATCCCGATTGAACCGCGTGAGGATGAGGACGCTTACAAGCGTCGGATTATGCACGCGACGCTTAGCCCGTTCACGATGCGGATTGCTGAGCAGGCTGCTGGCTTGATTTTGCGAAAGCCTATTCAGTTGACGGCTTCAGCAGAAGATGCTGAGCTTGATCCTTACTGGGAGGATTTTTGCAAAAACGTTGATGGCTATGGCACGTCGTTGGACGATTTTGCACGTCGGGTTGCGATCAGCTCAATCCTTTATGGACACGCTGGCATCCTGTGCGATTACAGCTCAACAGAGGAAGCGCCGAATTTGGCGATCGAGCGACAGCTTGGTTATCGCCCGTATTTCATCCCGATTGACGCGAAGCAGATTTTGGGATGGCGCAAGGCGGAGGGTAGCCCGATCGCGCCGATCTCTCAGATTCGCATCAATGAAGTGGTCTCGGAACCGCTTGGGGAATTTGGGGACGAGATGGTCCGGCAGATTCGGGTATTGGAGCCTGGCCGGTATCGGGTGTATCGCAAGCGCGAGAACGGCTGGACAGTTTTCCAAGAAGGCACGACGAGCATCGACAAGATCCCGCTTGCGGTGACGTATTCAGGCAAGGTGTCGGAGCTGATTAGCACCCCACCGCTGCTTGCTATTGCCAACCTAAACATTGCGCATTCACAGCGGACCTGCGACCTGCATCACAGTTTGCATGTGGCAGCAATGCCGATTTTGACGCTGCGTGGATTTGACGAGACAGGGCCTGATCTTGGGCTGAGTGCTAACTCAGCGATTTTGCTTCCGCCTGATGGCGGTGCTGAGTATGTGGAACCTGCAAGCTCTGCGTTTGATGCCCAGCAGAACTTCATCAATGAGCTAGAGAAGCAGATGTCCAGTTTGGGCATTAGCGTCCTGTTTGCCCAGAAGACAGCGGCGGAGACTGCGGAGTCGAAGCAGTTAAGCCGCACTGATTCGGACAGCTTGCTTGCTGTTGTTAGCAAGGATCTGGAATCAACCTTGCAGGAGGCTTTGGATTGTGCCGCGGCCTATGTCGGTTTAGAGCCACCTGAAGTGTCGCTGGACCGTGATTTTGACCTGCAGGTTCTGACCCCGCAGCAGGTGCAGCAGTATCTGCAGCTATGGACTGCAAGCGCCATTACTCAGGAGACGTTGCTTGAGCTGCTGAAGTCTGGCGAGGTGTTGCCTGACATTGATGTGGAAGTTGAAGTAGAGCTAACGCAAAGCTCGCAGGCGGGCATGATGATGATGCCTGACGCGATGGGCGCCCGGATTGATGTGGAGCAGGAACAGGACGAGTCGGAGGCAGAAGCCGCCCAGATTGAGGCTCTTGACCCCCTCCAGGCCGATGGCGAATGATGGCATCAGTGTTAAAGGGTTAGAGCTGGCATTGGTGTCAGTGCCAGTTGTGCTGACCTTTGTCGGCGCGGTTGTCGCTGTCGAAATGAGGTACGCCAAGGCTTCTGACGTGCAGGCGTTGGTGAAGCAGTATTACGACAAGACGGTACAGCTCAGGTTGCTAGAGCTAGAGCTGAAGGGCGGTGATCTTAAGCCTTATGAACGGGCGTTATTGGAGCACTTGAAAAGGGAGCTGAAGAACAAATAGGCTGAAGCAAAGCTTCTGAAGCTATGGAACCAACCACTCTTGCTGCGATTGCCATTGTTGTGGCAGCTGGCTCTGAGCTGATTGCGATGTCGCCTTTGCGCGAGAACAGCTGGATTCAGCTGATTCTGAAGGCGCTGAAGGTTGTCTTCCCAAAAAAGTAGACCAGACGACTTGGTTGTATCGCTTTGGCGATAAGGGATGGCGTGAGGTCTTGCGTCAGAAGGCGCAGGATTTTAAGTTTCACGCGACGCTGCCAGTCAAGCTGTATCAAGCTGAAGCTGATTGGGTAAAGAGCCAGCCGACAGCAGAAAACCCGGTTGTAGTCCATGATCCGGTGGATGATGAACTGCAGCCGGGTGATAGCCGTTTGCTAGGTGGGGGCATGAGCATTCACGCCCCTTGGTCTGATCAGGACTAATTATTCGCCTTTGTCTTCGGCAGGCATTTCAGGCATGGGCTCTTCGGTAGCCTTTGCCTTTTTGCGCTGAGGTTTGGCGGGTTCAGTCTTAATGGCGTCAGGACGCTCAGGGATCTCCATTTTGACGGAGCCGATCCATTGGTAACGGGCCATGAGTAGGTTGAGACTGTGCTTAAAGGGTAGAGCGTGAACGAAGAGCAGCTTAAGCTTTTTATCCGTGCTGCTTTTCAACTGGAGGATGTAGCAGAGGCGATTATTCGCGGCTCTGATCCGGTGTTGTTTTATGCGATGTCGGAGGTGCGAGCGATTGTTGATCGGCTTGGTGGGCCAGAGGATATTTTCCGCGAACGGCAGTGGCGTGAGGTGCAGCCATTAGTTGCACAGGCGATGGAGCCGTACAACCAGGCTTTTGCAGAGAGCACGGTAGAGCAGCTGGTTGGCTATACGGACGAGGCAAAGGCGAATGCTTCGACGATGCTGGCAAGGGCTGGTGCGCCGATCCCGCCGTTAGTTGGCACGCCTGTCCAGGACAGCATTGCGGCGATTTTGCAGACCAAGGTGCCTGATAGCAGGAAGGTGGCGGCTTTGTTCAAAGTGAATGGCGAGCGTGGCATGTCGCCTTGGATCAGAAGCAATATGCGCGTGATCGATCGGACTGTGCGGAAGGGGATTTTGCTTGGCACCCCAACGGCTGAGATAGCGAATGAGATTGCGGTTCAAATGGTGATGAACGGGAAAGAGGTGCTGTCGTTTTCTGGCCCTACGGTGTCGCGGACTATTCGTAGTCAGGCGAGGGCATTGGCTCGAACGGCAGTGCAGCAGTACAACGCGGACATCAACCGAGCAGTGCGTGAAGCGAACCGGGAAGCGTTAGACGCTGCTGGTGTGGTTTATGAGTGGGTGGCGGCGTTGGATTCAAGAACGTGTCAGATTTGCGCACCCTTGGATGGTCAGCGCAGGTTGAAGGAGTCTGGGTTCAAGCTGCAGCCTGAGGTGCATATCGGGTGCAGGTGCGGGATTATCGCTGTGAACCCTGATGACCCTGGCGGAATCCGTACAGGTCAGCAGCTATCGCCTGAGCAGTTCACCTACAAGGGCAAGCCGCTAGATCAGTTGAGCGGTAATGAGCGAAAGGAAGCCCTGGGCAGCGGATTGTACGCAAGCAAGGCCAAGGTCAAGGGTGAGAAGTTGTACAGAAGGGCAAAGCCTGTACGACCTGGCGCGGATGGCCGCACTACTTATGCGGACTACATCGCGCAATCAGACCAAAAGACTCAGCAGATGTTTTTTGGCGGCGGGAATGCGGGCTCGATTAGGGCTGAGAAATTTAGGCGCCTGAGCGAAGAAACTGGTGATCCACAGAAGGCGCTAGGGCAGCTGATCAACGGCAGCGGGGCTAACCAAAGATTTATTGCGGTAAGGGATTTGTAGGGAAGGTTATTATCTGTAAAGCTCCTAGTGGGGCGCCAACGCTAAACCTTACGCATGTCTGACATTCCAGAGCAAACCAGCCAAGTGGCCGAAGCTCAAGCCCCAGTGGGCGGAAACGACGAGGTGACCAACCTTCAATCTCAGATTCAGCTGTTGGCGGCTAATAACCAAAAGCTGCTGGCTGAGAAGAAGAACCAAGCCGAGTCAATGGCAGCATTGCAGCGCCAAGTTGCTGAACTGCAGTCAAATCAATCTCAAGCGAAGCAAGCCAAGCTTGCGGAGGCTGGGGAATGGAAAACGCTTTATGAGGACTTGAAAAAGACCTACGAGGCGGAAGTGTCCAAGACCAACGAGCTGCAAAAGCAGTTAGCTGATAAGGACGCTGCGTATCAGCAGAAAACGATCCAGGCTCTTGCTACCTCTGCTTTTCAGCAGGCTGGTGTGCAGCAGTCTGATCACATGTACGCCTTGCTGAAGGACAAGCTTCGGATGAACGAGGGCGGCGACGTAGTGGCTATGGATGGGGGCGTCCAGAAACCACTTGGCGAGTACCTCGGCAGTTTGAAGGGTCCTGAAAGCCAGTTTGCGTACATGTTCTCGGGATCAGGCGCACGAGGCATGTCAGCAGTTGGTTCAACACCATCAGCTTCTGGCGGCATGTCAAATCCTTATTTGACAGGCAACTTCACGGAGATCGTGAGGCTGGAATCTGAGAATCCTGAGCTGGCGCAGCGTATGCAACAGCAAGCAGGCAAATAGCCCTGGTGGGCAAAACAACCCCACTTTTTAAGAGGTAATCATGGCTGGCTATCCCGGCAACTATGGCGGAACGTTTCTGTCGAATATCGACAGCGTTACTCGCCTAGCTACTAGCGCACCTTTTGCACGTTATCTGCAAGAGGCCATTTTCGAGCAAAGCGCCTTTATCAAATCTGGTGCTGTTGCTACTAGCGGTGTTCTGAACAACACCACTGGCACCCGGATCGAGGTGCCTTTCTTCAACCCCATTTCGCCTACCGCCACTGTGGTGGAGTCGAACAACACTTGGGGTACTAGCGGCGCTCTGGTGCCGCAGGCCGTTGCTGCTTCTACTCAGTACGCAACGATCTGTCACCGTGCATTCGCTTATGCCGTTGACGATCTGTCGAAGTACGGCACCAACGAAGACGCTCTGGCACATGTCCGCAACCAGATGGCTGATGCCATCAACGTTCAGGACACCACCCGTCTGATCTCCACCCTGACCGGCATCGTTGGTCCTAGCGGCCCTCTGGCTGCTACCAACGCCTACGACGCTTCGGTCACTTCTAGTGCTGGCGACGCTAACTACCTGAGCGCCAAGACCATCACCCAGGCCAAGTACCTGCTGTCTGAGCGTGCTGGCGATCTGACCACTCTGATCGTCCACCCGAAGGTTGCTGCTCAGCTTGAGCTGACCGGCGCTCTGACCTTCTCTGCTAACGCAGCTGGCGCTGGCAACACCCTGTCGCTTGGCGGCGGCGGTGTTGGCCTGACCCGTAGCCAGGTTGGCACCTTCATGGGTCTCAACGTGGTTGTGGATTCCAAGTGCCCCATCCGCGGTGCATCTGGCGAGCAAGAGCAGTTCGTCAGCTACCTCTGCGGTAATGGCGTGATCATGACCGGCAGCCAGTATCCCCTGGCCGTGCAGTCTGACTACAACGTGCTGAGCTTCCAGACCCTGATGTCTGTGAAGTATTCCACCGTGTATCACGTCAACGGCGTTAGCTGGGGCGCTTCTAGCGACAACCCTGCTGACTCTGCTCTGGCAACTCCTGCCAACTGGAGCCTGGCATTCTCCGATTCTCGGATGATCCCCCTGGTCGAGCTGACCACCAACAGCGTGTTCGGCGGCACTGTTGCCTGATTGGTTACGCTGCTTTTGCAGTGCTTCACTCGGGGCTCCTTCGGGAGCCCTTTTTTTGCGTCTCTAGGCTGAAGGGACATCCCCGAAGCCTCGGCAAGATGATTGGCCTGGTTCGCATCCACGCCTATAAGGCGGGCATTTTTCAGCTGTTTGATGTCCCGATAAAAGAGGCCCGTAAAATGAGGGCACACCTGATTGCGAACGGGTTCGTCATCTCGCATACGGAATCTGTCTGATGACTGTGCCAACTCCAACGCTCGATGCAACCGTTGGCGGAGCGAATAGCAACAGCTATGTGACCTTGGCTGAGGCCGACGCATACTTTGATGCTGGCGCGGACAATCAGCAGTGGAATAACCACCAGGACGGTTACAAGGAAGCTGCGCTGATTCAGGCCACGCAATGGCTGAATTATTTATCGTTTGCTGGCGACATCTGCGGCGATACTCAGGCGCTGCAGTGGCCCCGTCAAGAGGTCGCCTGCATGGGCAAGGAAGCCACCTGCACGATGATTCCGCTGCAGGTCAAGCAGGCCACCTACGAACTGGCTTTTAAGTTTGTCCATGATCCTGATGTGATCAATGGCGGCACGACCTCGCCTAGCCCACAGGTTGGTGCTGTCAAGAAGCAGAAGCTGGGTGACCTTGAGCAAGAGCTGTATGAGTACAAGCAAGGGCGTAGCAAGATTGCGGCTTCTGGCCCGGCAGTGCTTCAGAAGTTCCCTTGGCTTGTGGACATCCTTGGCTGCTGGCTGGCGACTAGCTACGGCGAGGGCCGTGTCATCCTTCGCGTGAGGTCCTGATGCCTTTCAAGTCCGAAAAACAACGTCGCTACCTGTACGCCAACGAACCTGCAGTGGCAAAGAAGTTCGCGGCTGAAGAGAAGAAGAAAAAGCGCAAGACTGGGAGTAAGCCCAAGCGAGGCAAGAAGTAATGGACATTCAGGCC